TCATCGTTTACTTCCTATTTTGCGTGATCGTTCTTGTAGTTTCCTAGCTTTATCAAAATCATCAAGAAGAGTATAGGCAGGCAAGCCATCCTTTTTCAATAGCAGAAGAGTGTCATTAAGTTCTTTTATAGAACGGCTTAATCCGAGATCCGGCTGAACAGTGGGAGAAGGTACAGTAGCGGATTGAATTCCTCCTCCAGACTGTCTACCTATAGCTTGTGCCTGAAGATATTTATTCAAATCCAAAGTACGGATGGTTCCAGCCTGTTGTGCCTGATCAAGAATGGACAATATGGGTGCAATGGTAGGATTCTTCACCGCCTCATTGCTGGCTACCCATTCCTTAGATGATCCGGCAGGACCTTCTCCTACTATGACAGTAGGCTTGTCTATAAATCCACGACGTTTAGGATCATAGACTGCCTTAAACTCTTTTCCGTCCTGGGCACGAGTGACATCTATATATCCTCCAGACTGTTTACCGGGAACACGAGTATATGATGTATTAGAAGATGTATCCCCTGATGTGATAGATGAGCCTTTTTTAGAAATTAAACCTTTTAAGGCCGTTTTTGCAGTAGCTAAAGCAGCCATAATCAAACCACTGATAATGGCGGTTCGAGCAGCAGCAGTCGCACCAAAAGTGGCAACAGAATCCGGTTGGGCAGCACTAATAGCCGCCGCTTTAGCTTGTTCAGCAATAGCAACAGCAGTGGCTTCAGCCATTTTGGTATCAATAATTTTTGTTAGAACATCAAACATAATATCAATGATAGTATTCCCAAAAGCCGCTAAGGCACCTTCTTGATTAGAGATGATATTTCCTACAGCTTCCCCTATCTGACTTCCATAGTTTTTAAAACTATCAATTTGTTCTTGATGATATTTCAATATCATTTTAGACATAGCCGCATAATATTCTTCAGTAGTAAGTTTTCCTCTATCATAATACGACTGAAGTTCCTCTAATTGCTTTTCATATATATCTTTTTTTGAAAGAAGATCAAATTTTTCTCTAGTCTCATAGTCTTTATCATCAAAAGATTCTTCCAAATTATTTTTAGCATTTAAATAGTCTTTTTCTAACTGTAGTAAATCACCATTATTATTTTTAGCTATTTCCTTTAATTTTTCATAAGTTTCCTCCAATATTTTTATCTGAAGATCCCTTTCTTCTTTTAACGTCAAGGTCTTATATTCTTGTCCGTATTTTGAAAATAATTCCAAAAATTCTTTCTCTTCTTCAAACCGGGCATTGTTTAGTGCTTTATCGGCATCTAAAACACGTTGATTAGAAACTCGAATAGCACTTTCTTTTATGTTTTCATTCTTTAGAACAAGACTTTGAATATCATCATAATACCCTTTTTCTATCATTAGCCTAGCTTCAGCATCATTTTTTGTTAATGTAGCCAATTGTGCATTATATTGGACTTGTGTTATCTTTTTTGAAGATAAAGATGATTGAAGATTAGATAATTCTTTATTATACCATTCATCTCTTTTCTGCAAATCATCGGTACGCATATCTTCTATGGATTTCAAAACATCCTTTTCAGTATCTAGTATAGCCTTCTTTTCTTTTTTTGCCGCTTTCTCTATTTCCTTAGGATCTACAGGAATATCAGGGAAACGATTTTTATAAATTTGCTTAGCAAGACTCAAATACTCATTAGTTGCATTCTTCTCATCTGCGATCCAAGCTGCAAGCATGGATTTATTCATTTTATTAAATTTGCTTTGAGCTTCCTCCATTTTTTTATTTCTTTCAATACGGCTGTTTATCTGCTCTTCAATGGTTTGCCCTGTAAGCACCTTCATTTGTTCATAAGATCCTTCCAATAACTGTTGTGCTTCGTCCAGCTTCTTTTTAAAATCCTGCAATTCTTCGTTGGAAAATTGAACAAAAAACATATCTCCGGTTTTACGATCTGTTTTCCATTTTCCTCCTTCTTTCAATAATTTAGTATAAATATCAACAGTCTTTTTATAAGATTCAATATTGCTTTGTGTTTCTTCAATCTGTCCTCTATTGATATAAGCCAAACGTTTTTTTTCTGTTTCAATAAACTCTTTTGCTTTCTCAGTATTTACAGATATAGCCTCTCCATAATCATTCCATTCAGAAACAGCAGAAGGTACTATTCTCGCAATTTCCTTTATAAGACTATTAAGTTCTGATTGCTCAGCAGCACTCAATTTGGTTTTTATTTTAAGATCATCATACCGACTAAGCAAAGGACCAAGTTTAGTCTGTAATGAAATAACCTTTCCTATTTGATCTTCAAATTTTTCATTGGTTGAATCTAAATAGCCTGAAATAGTACCCATTATCTTACCCAATGTCCCCATGAAGGATTTAATAGCTGGTTCAAGTTTCTTTCCTATCTTATTATAGATAGATTCCATCTGATCCCCTAAATTTGATTCCAAGCCAGCCAGTTCATTCATCTGGGTAGCCATAGAACCTTGTACACCCTGTAATTTGCCCAAGGACAGAATATAGTTCTTAATTGCCATATCCGTATTCTGCACCTCAGTAGTTACACCCCTGAATGTATATGCAGTAGTTTTTCCATTCTTCGAAGCAGTAATACCAAACTCCTTCAAACGTTCATTCTCACCCGTCATGGCATCAAGCAATGCTTCAATAAACTGGTCTATATCCTTGCCTTGGGACATTGCGATATCTCCCATTGCTGTCAGTTCATCGGTAGTCGGTTTAATTCCACGGTTAACTAATTTAATATATGATTCAGTCCATTCTGACACACTGGCCGGCGTATCTTTAGCAAGCTGCTGCAACATCTTCATTGCCTCTGCCGCTTCTTCTGAAGAGCCGGTAGCGTTACGAAGAGTCGCTTCAAAACGAGCATATTCCTTACGAGTTTCATAGGATTTCATTCCGACATCTTTCAAGTATCTGACAAGTTGCACAGCTATAAAACCTTTAGCAGCCGTTTTGGCCATATTCATTGTTTTATCAAATGCAGTCAGCTGTTGCTGGGCATATTTCCCAGTACCCCTAAGTTCCTCCATCCGATTATTTACTTTGGCAAGCTCCGCTTCAAGTTCGGCATATTCTTCCGGATGTGTTGATTTTACTGTCTGATCCAACTGTTGGCGAAGGTCTTTAGCTTTCTTTCGGAGTTGGATCATAGTAAGCCCTGTAACATCCAGCTTCTTCTCCAATTCACCAATCAATTTGTTATTTGTTGATATAGTTTTATTGCTTTTTTTTATTTCTTCGTCAAGACGCTGATACTCATCTGATTCCTTTTTTCCTTGAGCCTCTAACTCACGCATTAATTCACGACGTTCTTTGTTTGTTTTGTTCAACTCCCTATTAACTTTAGTGAGTTTGCGAATTTCCTGCTGTGCCTTTGACGATTCCACAGATAAAATCCACTTGATTTCGTCTTCATTAAGTTTCTTAGCCATAATTCAGTAGTCTATATATATGATTGAAAATCTAATTGATCAATATCCGAACCTTCTTGAAGTTGCCGGGTGATATACTTACGTATGTCTTGAGTAAAGCCATAACGAAGATTAGGAAGCACTTCGCCATAAAGTACCCCCCAAATGACACGGTTATAGATGGAAAGTTTTCTACGTATCCGCAGATCCTGCCGAAAACGAATATCTAAGAAACGCATATAAGGAAGAACGCTCATATAATATATTTGACGTTCAGTTCCTTCTATTTCCACCGGTTTTTCTTGGACTGATTGGAGCAGATTGCCGGATATGACATTCAAATTCTCCGATATGACTTCCTGTTGTATCTGCCTTATTTTTTGAAAACCGATGGATACAACATTGTGAATGAATGTTTTTTTGATAAGTTGGTCTGTTACCATAGCTTCATAAATTTGAAGCTAAAGTAATTATAGGAAAGAAAAAGGCGAAGGACAGATTTTATACCGCCTTCGCCCATATTAGTTATAAAATAAGCTTATAAATTAGCAAGCCATTTTTTCCCAGATTTGGTGTTAAGCCACACTAAAAATCCACCACCTACAACAGCACTTATTGTATATACTAAACTTAACATGTCCATAATCCACTTTATTTTAAAATTGTATTTCCTATTCTAATAAAAATGATGGTAGAGATTCCACCTATAATAACCCTGTATATGTCAAGGGTTATATCTACATCAGGTTTCATGGAAACTATTCCACCTACAACAAGTCCGGCAAAAGAAAGTTTGGCTAAATCAAAAAACAACCCGGCTAGCTTTTCACGCCTCACTTTATCTTTCTCTTTAACTTCTTTCTTTGCCTCTTGTTGTTCGCTCCAATTTCCCATGTAACTAAACTTATTACGCAGCGTTCATATTCTAAACACATTGCAAATATACAAAAAGGATTGATAATATAATAATTAGACTAAAATAAATATCGTATTTTATCTATAATTATTTCTGTTTAAACATCCATCGGAACTCACATCCCAATGTTCCGGGACGTGGCTGGAAACGGAACCCTCCCATAAGAAGCGAATTGTAGACATCCTCCAAGCTGACGGATGTTCCCGGATCAATCTTCTTTATGGCTTCATACACATCCTCAGTAGAAAACCAATGAGTCGCATCGGACTCATTGGTTGCGGGAGAATAGACAGTCATCAAGGCAGTGATGTAACTATCCATTTTAGTTTCATTATTCTGACTCATCAAAAGAAGATGCTTTGAGATCTTTCAAAATCTTGCGCACACCGCGAAGCTGCTGCAACATGACCAGACGATCACCATCACTGGCATCCGCTTCCGGATTCTCAATCAGTTCAGCTATACAATCAAGTCCTTCAAGAACATTATCAATTTCGCTATTACCGTCTTCCTGCATACGACGCAACACATTAAGACTTTCGTCGCTTAGAATAATTCCATTAATATTCATTTCTTTTAAATCATTAAATTACAATATCATAATATTAGCTATAAGCAAGCTTTTCAACGGTGCACTGCTTGTATTGTCTTGCTGTATGCAGCAAAGATAAAACAAATATGGTGAAACATATAGGACAGGCAATTGTGCTTAATGCAGGGAACGAAACGAAGCAATGTGGCACGTAGTATGAACAATACCAAACGTGAAAATGTTCTAAATAATTTTCCTTTTTTACCTAAAAAAATAATAACATAATGAACATCAATGCATTTCAACAAAAAATGCGGATTTTTTTGCAAAGAATCAAACTTTGCTCTTTCAATAAATACAGTCGTTTTCATTTTTGGTGAACATTTAAAATGAATTAATAAAATTAGATAAGGGGAAGGAAATAAAAAAGTTCCGCTCCCCGTTGTTCACCACCTGAGACAGGCTGTGGGCGCATTAACGCTCCACACGGGACGGAACTATATGTCGAGTTGAAGACATAAAAAATGCCCGCAACAAATAATTAGCGAGCCTACTCGCCTATCTCAAATGGTGAACGCTGCAAAGATGAATATTATTTTTGGATTGACAAAACAAAAGCGGAACTTTTTTATAGTTTCGCTTTTGTTAAATATATATTAAATTAGAAATTACTATCCTAAACATTCTTCAACAAGAATAAGATCACGATTTGAAAAATCGCCTAAATTAATATCATCCTATAAGTAATATATAATAGCTACATATATTTTTTTATAGCCTCCATTGTCTGTTTCTTATTCAATATAGTAGCTCCGATTTCTTCTGCTTTCGCCATTTTAACAGGGCCGTAAGAATCCCCAGCCAGCAAAAATTGAGTATATTTTCCAACTGTAGAATCAATATCTGCCCCCATTTTTATTTTAAGAATAAGAGCTAATTCATATCTTCCAATAGGGAATTCACCAGAAATCACTACTTTTTTATTATAAAAAATACTTTCCGAATCTGCTTTTGATAAATCTTTCTTCAAAATATTTCCCGATAATCTCTCCATATTATAATTAGCCAAGGCAAAATGAGTAGAAATAGAATCATCTAATAACAAAGGATTTTTCTCCTTCATTTTCATAAAGCAGCGATAAACCATCAAAGTATCAGACAATGCATTGTGAACACCCTCCAAACCTATAGATGAATTATTGAAATATAATTCTCCGAACAATTCGGTTAATTTAGGAAATTTAATTTTTCCGATATTATCATATACTTTACAGAAAGATTGCCCTCTTTCCATGGTACAAAAGACCTGTTTATCATAAACAGATTCTTTAAAACCATTCCTCATTAAATCACATTGAATTATAGGTAAATCAAATTTTATATTATGTGCAATAATATATTCACATTCATTTAAACATTCTATAAAATCCGTATATACAATTTTAGGGTCAACTCCTTCTGATCTCATTTTTTCATTTGAAATATGATGAATATCAATAGCTTCTTCAGGGATTATTACTGATTGATTTATAATATAATGTCCACCGCCAGCCTGTTTTCCTTCTTCATCTGTCAACAACCAAGCTATTTCAATTACATAAGGCCAATTATCAAAATCATTTATACTAGCTTTACGAGATTTAGGAAGACCTGTTGTTTCTGTATCTATAAATAAATATTTGCCTTTTATCCCTTCTACATATTCAGGAAGTTTAGATAATTCATCCAATTTTTGTTGTATTTTACTCTCCCTATTATCATAACAACAACTAATATTTCCCTCTGTCAATGATTTATCATCATCGTTATCATGGAAAAAGCATAAGATGGTTAATATTCCCCCAATTAAAAATACGAAAATTAAAATATACTCCATAATTGTTTTTTTGCAAAGCTAACAATTACTTTTCAATTAGTATTAAAACTAGACTAAATATTCATTGAAACCAATCAAAAAAAACATTGTTCTATATAACACAAATAAAAGGTGCTTTATTTCTAAAACACCTTACAGTTACCTACCCATGATTATATCTCCTACAACATTTGCCAGTACATTGGAGCCGAAACCTTTCAGACCGTCCAGTTTTTCAATCATGGAGATTATTTTATCTAATTTTTTATCCAGGTCACATAACTGAATCGTCGTACATCTTGTGCTTGAAATACCGCCGTACATGAAACCCGGAATCCACATCCTTAAGATTTTCCACAGCTTTACGATAGCATGACAATGCCATCTTTTCATTAGGCACATCTGCCGGCAATTTATGCCCCATGTCTTCCGCAATGCTTCTGGCATGATCCGAATAAATCATATTGGCAGTTACCCATAAAGCATAACTGTTATAATGCGGTTTGTCTTCACATACTCCTCCAAGCGATTCAACCGTTTTCTCAAAAGTATCATAAGACCAATGGAATCCTTTCATTCCATCTTGGTTGACAATACGTTTGCTGATATTCATTGCTTCGTGTTCGGATAGATAATTGTCCCAACAAACAGCCTCCAAATGCGACAACCAGTTTTCGGCCAGATCAGGATGAGCTGCCGCGACAGCCTTGAACATATACTTTTCAGTTTCACCGAATATCTTCATATTCTTCGGATCTTTACTTGCCACCATCTTTTCATAAAGTTCATGGTAGCGATCTATCATTTCTTCTTTAGTCTTCATAATTATAGGATATTAAAGTAAACTCCCCACAATAAAGCGGGGAGCAAACTCAAACTTTTTTCTCCCTTTTCTTTTTTACAGGTTTTAATGACTTTTGAGTCATAATCCTATCAAGCTGTGGGAGTAGCCGGAAAGGTGGCCGCAATGGTCAACGGAGTAGCCAGACTCACACCAAACGCACGGTTACAGCACTTTACATTCTCAGGAGTAACCTGAGTAACAAGAGGAGTAAGTGTAATCGTAGGAACAGCACCGGCCGCACCGATAAAGGCTACCTTAAACTGCTCAACCCATTGTTTGGTAACAGAACGGCATGATCCTTTAGGAGTGTAAGCAACAAGCACTGCCGCATTGATGGTTACAACAGTCTGGGTATTCACCGTCTGCTGTTCTGCGACAGTAAAATTAACTATGCCAGTAGGCTGTACACCATTTTCAGCGCAATAAGCCTGGCATAAATTCTCCACTACATTAGTCAGATATTGCTGGCTGGTAGCAGCGATTGCAATCGGAGTCAATTGAATCATAATGGATATATATTAAGAATTATTCTGTGTCGGAACTTATACCGTCCGACTTCGGTTGGGGTTCATCGCTGCCGTCAGCTTCCTTATCAGGCGCTGTCTTGACGATGTATTCTTCTCTAGGAATCAAAGGCAGGTTATATTCAAGCAAGGTTTTCAGTTCTTCCATGTCTTCCTTTTCAAAAACAACCTTTCCATCCATCAGTGTCAACCCTCCGTTTTTAATAGCATCATCCACTATTTTGTGAGCCATTTCGGGCAATGCATCATCCGGCACTTGTGAGATATAGCGGTTAATGATAGGTTCTATGATAGTTCCACTGACATTCTGCATTATCGGAGATAATTCCGCAGCAAGACTCCAGCTGGGTTTAACGAAGCCTGTTGATTTCAATTTGGTCTCAATCATCTGCACAAAAGGAAACGATCCCATTTTTTGTGCGGAGAATTGCTGCACTACAGGTTGCAGCCATTTATTCAACACTGCTGATAAAATTTGTGAATTGGTATACATGGTAATATATTGTTTGAGTTTAAAAAGAGGAAAGGACGGAATGAAACCGCCCTTTCAATGAGATTCACTAGTTACAACCGCAGCAACCGGTATCACACACTTTACGTTGCGGAACAACAAGTTCACTTAATGCAGCCAAATCAGCAATCTGCTGTTTCATACAAGCCAGAGTGGCAGTATTAGTGCCATTGTACACAGCCTGATTCATGTTGATGGCATTCTGCTCACTCTTATCCGCATTGATACGGCTAAGCAATCGGTCATAAACATCAGCAAGTTTCTGATCCGTGTAAGTGTTCGCTTTCAGCAAGGCGATCTCTCCATCCTTTTGAGCCAGTTTGTCCATCATGGCCGCTTCATAACGGCTGACAGGTTTGTCATCCGAAGTAATCACTTCCACAGGACCTGCCGCCATATTACGGTTATAACAGCCGCCTCCCAGGATATTGCCCGCATTCAAGCCTAAAAATGATGCGATACCTGCTGACGCTCCGACGGTATTGTAATTACCTTGTCCCTGGCCGGTGACATTATAGTTCTCACCGTTCATACCTTTGATAGTCATAATATTATGTTTTAATAAGTTACTAGGCCAGGCTATAACCTGACATTACAAAGGTACAGACTATAACTATCAACTGAATTACAGTTATTTGTTTCTTATTTACCGTTTATTTTCGACTTATTTTCAAGATGTTTGCGGATAACTTCTACATCCTTTTCCATCCACAGACTGGAAGAAATTCGAGATGAATAGGAAGCAAGCAGATACCGGATACTAGCTTCTGTACGGTCCATATACTTGCTGATCTGGGAAGGGTAGAAACCTTCTTCGGATAGCAGTTTTACCAAAATGCACCGGGCATCCACCACTTCGGCGGCCCGATTGTCTGACAGGATAAATTCCTGATGTATTTCCGTGAAAGAGGCGACTGATTCAAGGATTTCATTAAAACGTGCGGTCTTGCTCATAATAATGTAAAATTTAGAAACAATTTATTAAAAACATTGTTGTTTATCTATCCCCGGCACATCCAAAGGTTTTCAAATTCGACTGTCAATAGAATAAGAGCAAGACCGCAAGCCGGGGATTTTTGTTACCACTGCAACAGATTGTAATTGATAGTAACAGCCAACACAGGAGAAAAGCCGCCACTTCCGATACCATATCCGGCAGAAAGACCAATCCCCCACCGTTTATTTCTCTGTTTAATAGTTCCCAACATTGTAGGGCGATACAATTCAACTGACTTAAGTTCCGGATTATAACCATTAATCAAAATGCGATAATCATCCGTCCGGTATTCCCGTTCCATTATCGGGATTATCACCGGCATGGAGTCAGGCAACGTAGAGTCTATGTCCACATCAGGATATTCCATGGATACGGGCAACAAAACGGTATCCACTCTTACATGATGTTCTACCTCAGGCGGAGGTATGATGGTATCCCTTATGGTGTCAATAACCAACGTCCATAATGTATCCGGCGCAAGCTTCCCAGAATTATCAGCCGGGCAGGAACACCATGAAAGCATCAGCATGATACTTAACAAGACTATCAAGATCCAAGGTATAAGCTTCATAGTTCAATGAATTTAATTATTCCTTCGACATGAAGGGATGTTATAGCCTGTTTCCCTTCTTCAGACAAAAGGAAAGCCACATCTTCCATATTGTCTTGAAATAAGTTTTCCGTCAATACAGCCGGACATTCCGTATGTTTTAAAATATAGAATCCGCTCTCCTTGTCCGGATCACCATCAGCCAGATCTTTTCTAATCGTCATTCCAGGAAGAAATCTGTCAGCCGAAGCATACAGACAATCAGCAAGCCTGTCCGCTTTTGTCTGCCCTATACTGGTCCATGCCTCCCATCCACGAGCCTGCATCCATTGTGCCCCATTTCCGGCGGCGTTGCAATGGATGGATACCAAAAGAACATTACTCTTCCCAAATTCGGAACAAATATCATTCACTCGGCGGCATCTTTCCGATAGCGGCACATCAACTTCCTCACGCACAATCCGAAGTGTCTCATACCCCCTCTTACACAATTCATGCTCCACACGGATGGCAATTTCACGGGTATATAACGCCTCAATCAAACGACCGTCCGGAGAACGCTTGCCTTGTGTGTTGGCTCCATGGCCATTGTCAATTAAGATTTTCATGTTTGCTTTCATTTTCTATTTCATTAATAACATTCTTCAATTCTTTACTTTTCAAGCCGACCAGTCCCTTAAAGACGCTCCAAAGACTGATATGGTAATGCAGACCTTTACATTCGCAGTAATTACTGATCACACTTTCAAGTTCACAGTAACAGGCTATCAGCATACAGCATACGGAAATAGTGGAATAAGGAATGCCCAAAGGTTCACCGATTGCTTTCCCCAAAACCGCCCCCAATAGAATTATACATACGTAATCCCCCATTTTTATAAGGGTCCTCCGGATAGCCCGGCTTATACGCACTTCCTCCATCCTTCGTTTGGACTTGCTGATGCCCCACCATAGATCTGTAGAAATAAGGATCAAAGCCAGCAGCATCAACCATCTCATATCCCACATCAAACTATAAAATTCGGTAATGAATACCGAAAATGTGATTTTAGAACTTGTATTCATATCTGTTTTAAGTTATGTGTTTCATTATTTCTTTTACATTCATCCAGTCGGGAGCCGATGCGACAAAGCTCATGCTCCAGCCTATTGATGACAGTTCAGGTGACACAAAAGGCACAATCGTCTGATTATCCGATATAGGTTTGAGCCATGACATATAACGGGAATCATACATCATATAAGCACGTACCTGATTCAATAGTTTCAACGTTCGGTCACTCTGAATGGCAACCTCTACCATATCAGATTTATTCCCTAATTTGACCGCAACCGTCACCGCACGCTTATGCGTATCCTCTATGGAGCCTATATTGTCCTGAGAGCTTTGTATCTCTCCAAAATCACAGAACAGATAAGTTCCTATCAGGGCATCCACCCGTTTTTTAACATCCTCAAAACGTTGCCCGAAAACAAAATTGGATATATCAGGAACCAAAGGCTCGGACATACCGGCTATATACCCTTTCAGTTCCTCATACTCATAAAGTTCGGAACTTCCGTTAATAAACATATCCAGAACCCCGTCACGGGCAGGAAACCGGGAAAAATATTTTAAATACTCAAGAATCATAGTATATCATTTATAACATCAATTGGCAACCGGGTAGTATTAGCGATCTCAGCAACATCCATTTTGGAAGCATGAAGGCTACGCACGGATTCAATCATCTTCTTTCTCAGGATCCCAAGATATTGCAAGACGCTCATCTGGGATATCTCACGCAAATTTCCATATCCGTCAGCACTCAAGCCGTACAAAGCATCCTGTGCCCCTGTGCTTATCACAGATTCCTTTCCCGGTATGATTTTAGTAAGAATCTTGTATTCTGTACGACTGAACAAATAATTGATGAATCCTTTGAAATTGAAACGGATGGCCTGCAATGTTTTAATATCCATTTTTGAAAAAAGAACGGCACGTTGATGCGCCTTGTCACTTTCATAAGGTAGTGAAGAATACAGGATGGAAGCAAGCAGGGGAAGCTGATCATCCCGGCAATCCGCCAGCTCACGCGCGTCAATAAACTGCTGTGCCGTCAATGAGGTTGTCAGCATAGAGAATCCTGTATCAATGGTATAACCAAGACAAGGTTCATCCTGCCCGTCAATATGGACAGATCCTATAAATTGTTTGCAAAAACAGGAGTCTACCACAAACTTATAATCAAGCCGTGACAGATAGCGGGATATAGTTATCCCCGTCAGCCTTTCCGGCGGGACACGCTTGCATAGCTCATAAGAATCGGTGTCAAGATCCGCCAGTGCCGCATCATTATCCGGATAACAGATCAGAAAAGGAAATGTGACCTGCTCAGCCAGGCAAGCAATGTTTCCCATGGCATCCGCATCGGTTATCTTATTGATATCCCAGCCCATCACCCTGCATATATGGCGCACACGCACAAGACCGGCAGAAAGTTTACCTGCGGACATGGAAATCAGGTCCGCAACCAGTTCTTTAAATTGATAAGTGTTCAACCCTTCCCAACTGTTTGGAATGGAATACACGCTTCCTTTCAGGGTAAATTCAATATCTTTTTTCATGGCATCAAATAAATTTTATCGTCCGGACGATTGAAAGATGTTTCAGTTACTATATCAGCATCCGTATTTCCGGATAAAGACAAATCAATATTTTTAAGGCTTTCCAAGGCTTGTGACATCAGATCATCAGATAAAGTTAACATCCTCTCCTGCTCCTGGGTACCGTAACGCATAACTTTTGAATCTTCAAACAAATTACGGATGGTTGACGGAAATTCAAGGATATCAAATCTTCGTAACGACAATGCCACTGTTATTTTAGCCAGACATCTGTCCAATTTCCGACGGTTTGTCTGATCCTTTTCCGGCAAACGCTCATAATAGCCTGATACATAATCATCCAATGCCTCCTGCTGGATCGGAACACATCTGAAAAAATACAGGAATGAATTATCAATGGGATAAGATGCATCGAATTCATAAGTAGTCTTCAACTTAAGGTTTTCCAAAGCTTTATAAGTCTTGGTTTTCTTCCATTCCTCATCCGAATCAAGCAGCTGAAGTAACGTATCCATTGCATTATAGTAATTATCACGATAGGCCCTGCGCATCTGCTCCTGCTCGTTCTTGTAGATATCCACATCCGATTTACGAAGTGACAGTACATTGAATATAAGCTGTTTTGCCAATGTCAGATTAGCCACGGCACTTCTTAATGCATCCTTTTCATCGTTATCCTCTCCTGCTGCTATCTTCTTGTAGATATCAGGAGATATGACGGATTGAACCTGCTTAATGGCACTCATGGCACTTGATGCAAGATCCTTGAAATTCATGTTACTCTCCGCATAAGGGGAATAAAAGTGGAACTGGGCCACATCTATAAACAATTCTTCTAAAACATTCATGGCTGCTGATTATTAAGACGGTTAGACGGTGATACATCTTCCTGACGTGATGGGATTTCCCGGTAAAAGCCTATCCGATAACCTTGTTCGTACAATTCAGGGAAGTTTATACGGATAGCCTGGTTGAACGGTTCACATACAATCTCATCTTCCGGTGCCAATTGGAGCAGATAAATCAAATAGTTGTAATAAGCGTCACTTCCGCTCTTGCTAATTACACCGTCCTTGCTGACTGATGAGATGGAAGAATCCAGCCCGACACTTGACAGCAATACTTCATCAGCACGTTTATCATAGCTGATAATCGCATCAATGTATTCTTTATATTTTAAATCGACGGTTTCTATCTTCCATCGCTCCTCTTCCCCGCTACTTCCGTTCCGAAAGCTGAAAGTCGCGTAAGCCTTTCCTTGGTTGTCGGCTCCGGACAAGTAATCGGATATATTATCCAATTCCTGTTTAATATAGCGGATCAAGGTAGACTCCTTGAACTCAGTTCCAATCTCCAGCCCATTGTACAGCAATAGTTTCTCCTGTTTCGAAGCACGTTCCTTGTTTTCGTTGCAAAGATTGGTAATCTGGGTTCTCTTCGAATTCACCCATGCGTTAGGAATGATGATATGTATTTTAGCAGCCAGAGAATTACGAAGAAAGCTGTTTATATATACCGCATTTTCATTGGAACCCTTGATATAAGGCTGTGTTCCCTCGTGTGTCTCATTCTCTCCATAGAAATTATCAATGGACTTCTCACGATGATGGGAAACAGCAGCGAACCTGTATCGCGGTACATCCTGCATACGCAATTTAGGATAAATACGCAAACTGGTACTGATTCCATTGATAAACTTACCAACAGCTATAGCCGTGAAATCCTTATAATAAACCATATCATAAGCCACATCCGTCCGGGTGGTGGCCAAAAGGCAATCCTTATTCTCCATGGCTTCCAGACCAGCAACCGGCAGCACGCCCGGAACAATCCCTTTTCCTGCTGAAAACCGCCACTTTACAAAGAAATCGCGAAAATAATAATAGTTTTTGATGTTCTGTTTTGCAAACGCCCGGTATCCCTGCTCCATTCCATTCTGCTCCCAGCTTTCCAGCCATCTCTGTATACTGGGTTCCATAATCCAAGTTCTCTTGACTTTATTATCAACAAGTTCCGTCTTATAGACAGCCGGTCCGGAGCCATACAGCATATTGACCTGTTTGGTTATCAATCTTGGAAGCAGCCTGTTATGCTTGATATCACTCGCTACTTCCTGACATTTCAGATTGTTCCAGCCACGAGAAGCGATGTTATACCCTTTAACCGTAAGCCATCTCACCTGTCCTTCCAATGCCACCGGATTAACAGATACAGTTCGGTTACGCTGCAAGGCATCCTGCATACTCCCTTCTCCCAGCTGGAAAGATATCACACTGCTGTCATTAACGTACACGCCAAGGCATCCCTGCATCTCTATATTACTTTGTTGACTCATGATAACCAATCTATTTTATGTAGTTTAAATCCATCTTGCGGGAATCCCATATAACGTATCAATATAGTATAACACATACGGGGTTCTCCGTCCTTGTCGGTAAACAGGAAGAAGTTATCACTGTCCACACTGAAACGTTCATGAGGCAATTGGGTGCGCCATCTGCAACCGTCCTTTACTATGATCTTAGTGGATGCCTCATTACGTTGCAGACTGCATGGATAGAATGCTATGGTAAAGCATCCATCGGGCAGCTTGGATATCTCCCTAGCCCATTGCATGGCCTGTGCACCCGACATCGTAACGTTATGATCTATTACCTCTTCCATGCTACGAATTTATTCGTTTTCCGATACAGTAGAAAAGACGAAATCTCAAGGGAAGAATCATATTTCCACCCATCTACCCCCTGTGCTGTGCAATCGGTTTTATCAGCGCGGCGTGAGATCAATCGTCTCTTGAAAAAAGTTCAAAAACTTTTCAAAAAGTCAATCGTTTAGCCATGATTCATATAATACTTATTTAAATGTCAAACAGACACTTATATTAAATCAATTGGACTTATTATTTAAGCTAAATTTTAATTATAAGCTGAAATTATCCGGAATATCATCAGGAATGCTGGTCAATTCGTTAAGAACTGCATCCCCATACAGACCGTACATCAGATAGATGAATGCAGAAGGAATCTGTGTTGTCAGTCCAGCCTGACGGTGAAGCGGTATCTTAACCTCGCTGCTCTTGTCCAGCTCTATACGTCCGTTGGTGCTCTTACGTGGTGATAGAGGTATAGCACTACAAAGGTTAGGGCATTCATTTTCGTCAATAAAAACGTGAGGCAAAGCATTGCTTCTGTCACCAAACAAAAGCAACATCAGCTTGAACTGCTGCCAATGATAGATTGTGGCCTGTCCTTCGTTCATGAGCTGCACTTCGAACCCGTAGCTTTCCAGTTCCCTCTTCAATGCTCGGCTGTCAGTCGTTATCTGTTCCAGCTCCTCCCTTCGTTTGTTACCGGCCCTGTCCGGATATAAAACAATACGTTTGTTCCGGCAGTCACGCCCGAAAAACTCATAAACCTGTCTAGCAAGTTCCGGCTGCTCATCCGGATAGAAACAGAAGAACTCTTTCAACAGCCTGAATTCCTTCCCGTATTTCTTGGGCTGCCCACATACCAGGCTTGAGAAATGTCCGGGATCATACCCTATATACAGCGGAGCGCTCTTGTCGTAGTATTTCAAATAACGGGCAGTGATGATAAAGTGATCCTTCAGATCAAGCTTCATGATAGAATCATAAATATACCCGTCAGAGAATTGATGTTTTTCTTTATCATAATTTGCAAAGAACTTGTTAACCACAGACTTATGACGGACAGCACATATAGCAGTAAGAAATTCGTCCATATCCAATGTGTCAAGCTGAGTTTTAAAAAACTTAGGTCCCAATATGTCCTTATTGACAAACGAACTGGCCCGGATATACAATGTGGCGTTGCGCCGCATATCAGCCAAACGCGGTGTCCACATGGATATCTGTCTGTCATACTTCTTCAGTTCCAGGCGTATCTTTTCAAGCGTGACCGGGTTGGTAGTATTCTTCTGGGCGGTAAGAAGTTCCATTCTTTTATAAACCGCTTTGTTCACATGAACGGCTACTGTGGCTATTTCGGAAAGAAGCTGAGGATTGTTCTGATCCTCATACCGTTCAAACCAGTCGTCCTCATTCAAATCCACACGGGCAGTATCAGAAACCCCGGTCCATCCCTGGTAATATGGGCTTTTACGGATTTCCGCAGAAGATCCACGAAGAGAAGGAAACAGACGTGTCTTGAGTTTCTCTCCGTCATTGTGTTTCATTTCTTCCACAAAAGCATGAACACCACTTCTACCCGCCACTGAGTCCGGCTGGTCAGAACTTACCAGCTGGATATGATGACCGTTCCGGAACAGGATGCTATGCTTGGGATAAGAAATTGGATAACGCGGCTTACGGAAATGTTCCGGGATCTTCGATTCTCCCGCAATATAGTCAATGCCATATTCCAGCATACAACGGGGACGGCCGTTAACCGTAATCTGCCTGGAAAAAGCAGCCTGAATGTTAGGCCATATATTGGTAAGCAACGCAACATAGGTACGATGAGCTAAAAATGACAACTCGGCCGGCATACTGTCTGCCACACGGACAATGCGGTTCACTGTAACCTCACTCGTCTTACCTGACGCACGTGCAGCTTCCACCACCACTTTGTTAGGATCAAGAAGATTGACCATAACCTGCATGGAATTCATGTAGATACGTTCCATCTCCATTGAAAATTCATCATTGGATATATCGTTCTGACTCATGATTACTCTTCATTTAATATTTCCTCTACATCCTGAATATCGGCATCCCGCAACAAGCGTTTCTTTTCCCTCTTATCAATAGGAAGACCGTCGATAAGTTGGATATAAAACCCTTCGTTATGCTTACGCGCTATCTCTTTCAGCGATTTGCTTTCCAATCCCATATCTTCCGGACGAAGGTTAGGGTCAATAATGAAAGTAATACCAAGATTGGTAGCGGCCTCCGCTATCTGGGCGGCACGAATCCGATGCTCGCTGGCTCTTTCGATACATGCAGCCATCGTTTTCATATCCCCCTTGGCCGCACATAACTGCGCCATGGATTCCAGCTTGTCCGCATAATGATTCTCCCATACCTTCTCGCTGACATTGTTATCAACATTAAAATAATTAATGGCCTGATAGATACGTTCCTTGCAGGTACGTTCATCCAGTGCCAGCTTCTGTTCCGCATTAATGCGCAGACGCAATTTCTTTGAAGCACGGGTTATATTCGGCTCATATTCATATATTTCTGCCGCCCATTGTATTTGTTTCAAAAACTTCTGCACATCTTCCGGAATTCCATTACACTTTCCGGTAGTGAGAAATCCTGAAATCATATCGGGATGTATCTTATCAAGACGCTCAAGTACGGTCATATTCCAAATAGTTCTTTACGCAAATCCTTAAAATAACGTTCATTCTTTCTCTCTTCAAGAAGCTCAATGGCATCAATGTCACCGTTTTCCGCTTTCTTCGCCAGTTCCATATCAATATTCTTCTCTCCTTGAGCCAGTCCAGACTCATAGGTTTCGTAGAACACATCTCCCGGCAACGACAGCCGGACAGCCAATGCCATCTGCATTTTCCGCGGCAACTCCAACAGGCGGCACACGCGCTCACGGCTATACCCCATAATGGCATAGGTACGTACCCGTGGCAGATAATCATCGCTGACAATTACAATATCCTTATTCCCAGTCATAGCAAACAGCATATTAATACTGAAATACCGGCTATCATCCCAACCATGGTAAGGAACAGGGAAACAGCCATAAAATCAACCTTTAGTCTTTTCATTGAGTATATCTCTAAACAAAGTTTCACGATCACGATACTTGCGTAACAAATTCCTGTCCTGTTTCCGTCGGGATTCACGTTCGGGATTTTTCAAATACGCTTCATAACGCCGTATACTGTCAAGCACATTGCGGTGTTTGCGGAGAAATTCCTGAGGATCCTTTTCAAGAAGGGAAGCCAGCAAGGCACGTTCACTGCGCCCTGCTATAAGAGGATGAAGGAAACGGAAAGAACCGGTATCATTATAGGCTCTAAGTTCTGAGAAAGCCTGCAAATTACGGATGCGAAGATGGACAAGGGAAAATATATCATCCTTGGTAATATTGTCAGCATCCATACGTTCGTCTATCTGTTTCATCCGTTTCCAGCTTACAACACGGTCATTATAGATAAGGGTGGCAGTCTGTACATTCTCATCATCAAGATTATCCCAGTCAATAGCGGGATATTCTTCATGCTTCTGTACTTTCCTTAAACCTCTTTTTTTTTCTCAAAGTCCAAAGATGTTTCCGCCTTTTCCGCACGAAATTCCGACTCCTCTACTCTTTCCTGCAATTCCTGAACCGTATCTTTCGTTTCTTTCAATTCGACCGATTTCTCCTGCAACTCGTGTACTGTCTCTTCCAATTTCTCCTTTACCGAGCTGACAGGATTGCGCCGGTTCTTTCTGATCTGTTCTGCCGTTGCATAATCAAGCAGAAGATAAAGAATCTTGTTTGCAAAACGTTCAGGTGATCGCTCCCATGCAGGCAACACAGGCGCATCAGGATTAATACTCCGTAAAAGCTTCAGATCGGCCAAAGCGGCGGACTGGTTCTGAAGACGGTTATAATGAAGCTTCTTTTCTTTGAATGAATACATAACTTATCAGTTTAACCGGTGCATGATAATACAGTGTAAAACAAGCATATATATCCGCACCGGATTAATTATAAAAATCAGACAACAGTTTGAATACGGGATCCGGCAATCTCAACCAAAGTGTCAGTATCAATTACGCGGAAAGTAATACGGCTTCCAGCACGGGCGGTCCATGTGGCTCCATCCTCAAGAATAAACACTTCATTTTCAGCAACTGTAGCCGGATGCTCCACACCCTCACCTATCAGAGTTATATAGCGTCCCTTATCATTAGCCGCCAGACCGGAAACTGTAGCAATAGCCTTAGGTGAGGAAGTACAATCAGGAATGGAATACAAGTCCTGTCCCGGCGTAACGGTAAGATTAGTGGCATCCACCGGATTGGATTTGGCAGGCTGGCGTACAATAGCACCTGTATATTTGTAATACTGTGAAATGGAAGTACGTTGAAATGTAAACGTCACATAACGTCCGTCTGCGTCATGCTTGTTTTCAAACGTTTGAAGAATCATCGGGCGGTCATAAGAACCGATGATATACCACTGGCTTTCTTCAATTTCTTTGAAGAGAATGATAAACTTGCCACCCGCATATTCTTCCGTGAAAGAAAGCAGTTTGTCCCGCTGTCCACCCATAACCGCCACAAACTGATTGGTTCCGGAAGTGGTAATATCCCCTTTCTCACCATTGCCTACAAAAGTGGGGATGGTATGACATACAAAGTACTTCATATACTCACCATTCTTCATCGGAACCTGCCCTACTTCCCTGTTGGCATTGGGAGCCGGAAACAACTGAGAATTATCCACCTGGTCAATACTGATCAGATAAATCTGATATGCAATGTTCGATCCATGGGTCTGACGGTCGGACACATCCTCAATATCACCAATATTCATCATTCCGGTGACAGCCATTGACAGCCCGACGGCAGTATCGGCAGAGGAATCAAAAACAAAGCTCAAGGAGAGCACTACAACCAGCACCGCTAGTTGAAATAAAAATATGCGGGAATTAATTCTTGTTCTCATAAATTTTCTGTTTAACAAAAAGGGCGGGCTACCACACCCGCCCCCGATTTAAAAACCTTTTTAATAACCAACCAAAAAAATTATCTAGCTCCAGGTACATTGGGCTGCGCTGTCTTATTGACTTTGCGAACGCCACCAGTGCAGCGTTCCAACTCTATGAATTTGTTCTGACTGTTCAGCATGACCATGATATAATCTCCTACAGCTGTTGGAGTCCATGCTTCGGAAATACTGTCAAAAGAACCCGCCTTGTCAATTCCGGTCACATTGGTTTTGTTTCCACACTCTACAATGTAAGCCACGCCTTTTTTGGCTTTGTTGATCGCTGTCAGTTTCTTTTCACCGGTATTGGTTCCAGAAATAAACCAGAATCCTTTCGATGCGTCAGCTGTTGTGGCATCCGCCTCCAAGGTTACGGAAGGTTTATTCAAGAAGATCTGCTGCCATAAATAGTCATTTTCCTTCAGCTTGTCGGCAGAAGAGAAATTACGGCCGACAAATGCGGGCGAACATCCTTCTTTCCAGGTAGACCATCCGCGGACCATCTCCATCTGCATTTCTGTCTGCATGGCAAGCATCTCTCCCGGCAGATTCTCAAGGAACTGGATATTACCGGGAACCTGCATCATCATGAACGGCAGCTGACCTAAATAAGGCAGCCAGATGATACGCATATTGGTAGAACTGTCCGGTATGATATTAAGGTAACTGTTCGGTCCTGTAAAGTCCTGCTGTTGTCCATAAGCTTCACGCACATTCTGAATCCACCATTGCTTGTGGTTTTCGTTCAGATACATTACATGCTGGTCAAGGCTCATATCCTCAGACACTTTAGCCAGAATTTCCTTGTAGAATTCCTGTACGGTTTCCAGCATGTTGGCATCGTCATAAGTACGGTATGCAACATTGTCTGTCAACAACAGTTTATGTTCGTGGTGCAGACGGATAAGGGTATAGAGCACTCCGGTACCGGCATTTAGATAGGAACCGGCTACGCCCGTCTCAGGCTTCACATACAAACCTCTCATACGGCGCATATTCTGTTCACGCTGCGCGTTTTCAAGAGATCCCATAATGGCATATTCAATCATAGACCATTTGATCGGATCCGAGCCTTCACGGTTAAGGTAGCCTATATACATGCGTTCCAGTTCCTTCATTGGACCGAACTTCATCTTGATCATGGCATCGTCCACATATCCCATCTCCGGTTCAATCTCCATATCACCTTTATAAACCTCGCCTACCTGGTATGCTTGTGACACTTCACCAAAGAAAGCGTTGAAAATGACATCACGGTCCTGAATACCGTAACGAACAGGGAAATACTGGGTAAGCTGGCGGATGGAAAGCACACGGGCTATAATGGCATCCTGACGACGGATAAGATACTGGTCTCCGCCCTTCATTCCCGTAACCTGGGAATAATCGGTGGCAAACTCACCCGCCGCCAATTTTTCCGGGTTTAGCTGGTTATGCGATTGCAAATAGCTGTAACGCTCAGCCAATGAAGAAGAATAGGCTTCCACTTCAGCACCGAAAGACGCGGCTATCTTCTTATCTCCCAGACGCTGGTCTGACGCAGGATTGGCTGTGAACCGGTTCCATGGTTTATCCATTGAAAAGAATTCGTGCTCAATTCCGAAAAGGAATTTCTCACGGTCTCCGGAACCTGTAAATCCTACAACCGAACCGGCAACCGTAGTCATAGGGACATCATCAGCCGCATGATTACCCATAGCCATGAAGGTAGCGGATACAGCTTTCGCCATATCAAGTACCTGCTGTGCGGTAGGCTGCTCTGTTTTCGTATCCTGTACTCCATGCGCGGCAGCGCCTTCCACATTTTGTTTCGGGTTGATCAATCCTGACAACACGCTGAACGCCTCATTGATCTGTGCCTGGTCGGGAACGGCACGCTGTTCATCCTGGTAGGCCTGCATATCGGTATGAAAATCCGTTCCGAACTCCTCATGATAGGAGGCAAAAAACTGTTTCCATTCATCCGGCGTAAGAGCCTTCAGGGATTCCTCGGAGCCAGCGAAACCAAGCTTCTGAAGAATTTTCTGTACGTTTTCTTTAAATTTCATTGTGATACTAATTAAATTATACTTAATAACTGGCTTTTGGCCCGCTGAATGTCGGCATACTCACGCCCCAAACGGGATGCTTCCAATATGGCTTCTGTCAGAGTGGCCCTTGCATCTATCAAACCTTTTCCGATCGCTTCGTCTGTTAGGTAAATATCCCCGCGAAGAGCAGGCTCATCATCAGGAGCATCCTTAAGTGCCGGACGGGTGGAACGAACTTCGGACAAGAACATTTCATTAAGAGGATTCAGCATACGTTCCACATACTCATCACCCTTACCGGAAGCCGCGTCATCCATAAGCTTGGTCTTAAGATCCGATGCGGAAGCATGATACGTATGCACCTCTATACCCATTTTTTTTAAATATTCGGAATAGTCCCAGACCTCGGCCATTGTCCCGATAGATCCTATCTTGTCATAACCGGTAGCGGCAAAAATTCTAGTGCCATGACAGGCGATGAGATAACCGGCAGACGCACATACGCGCTCGGCCAAAACAACCACCGGCTTACTCAAGTCTCTCATAGTCTCGGAGAGGCGGTCCATGTAAAATGCCTCGCCTCCCGGACTGTCTATATGAACAAAATGTGCAATGATCGCAGGATTGGATTCGGATGCCAGCAGATCCTTCTCAAACTGTTTGCTGGAAAAACGCCACCAACTGTTTGATGTGATTACACCGAACACGGGATAGTAAGCAATACTGTTATCGGGAAGTTCTTCAGAAGCATAATCGGAAACAATGCTGATATCCTTGTCAGGAAAAGCCATGCGGACCTGAGAGGAGCATAAATCCAAGGCACCGGAAATCACCTCGGTATACAGCATATCAGCATGTCCCTTTTCCGCTGAATCGGAATCGTGAACATTAGGGAATGCTTCAGCTACGACAGAGGCGTAACCCTCTGCCGTAATGAGCAATCCTTGTCGGGATAAGAGAAGCTGCTGAAGATATTTCTGTAACTGTGTCATTCTATTTTTTTGTTTTTACAAAAATATCCATACCTTATATATATAAAAAAGACTATAAGACGGGCGGTTTCAGCATGGTGCACTTCATTGTAAGCCGTGCCGAATTAAGCTGGGGAGACAGACACACCCTGGCAGGAATGTTAGCATCTCCAACCCCATAGCTGTTACCGGAAGTATCACGAAAATACAATATGCCGGAACGGAAGATGGAAAACTCCCTCAATATACTGCTATCAGGACGTGATATGACAAGTTCCTTGTCACAATTGAAACTAGTTCCCGAAGCATTATCCGAAGCCACGGGTTCAAATGAAAACTCCTCGGCCAGAAAAACATATTGTTCCTGATTCATAGCACCTGAGGGGACAAAAGTAACGACAATAGAGAATTCTTTATTTCGCTGATTCATAACATTTTGATAATTAACGAGTTCGCCATTTACATCCATATAGCGGACAGTTTTACCGTCAAAACGGACAAAACGATACACTTGGTCGGTTGTTGATTTAATATTATTTAACTATATTAGATAACCTGTATCATATCCTTCTTTCTTTCGCGTCGGGCTTTCCGTTTACGCAAGTTCTCACGCCACCGATAATAGTTCTTTAACAGTGCTTCTTCAGATACGGATTCAATGCCATAAGTACACAGAAACTGATAGACAACGGCATTGTTGTCAAACAGGTGTCCGCGCTGGTCATTATCCAACAGGGTGGCGTGCAGCTCCTCGTTGAACTCACGACGGATGGCAAGTTCTATATACGTCACCGCACGCGCGGACAGATAGTTGTACACTTCGGGATTCTTTCCCTCGCGCCGGTTAGGCAGGGCCAATACAATATTGCCATCCGTATGCGGCATATTACAGGGACGACGGGACATATAATTCCATATCACATGATACAGATCTGAATTGTCGGGAATATTTATCGGGTCATTTGAACCTGAGGCATATTTTCCGCGCAAATATTCCGCCAAATAGGGAGTGATGTTAATTGTGGTAGTGATCATACTTTTATTTTTTTAGTTGAAAGTTCTTATTTTTGCGACCAACAGACCAACAGACCAACAATTGGCTATTAGCATAAAGCAAAGTTAGTGATTTTCAGCCAATAAACAAACTATACCTTATATATTTATATTGTTGGTCAGCGACCAACACGACCAACATAAGGTATAGTTTACCCTCATTTTTACTGAATTATTGACAAATGCCTAAAAACGGAAGACCAACAGTCCGACCAACAAAAAACAACTACGACCAACAACGACCAACAAACCAACACATATTATATATATATTATTACTTTATAAATTATATATATTATATTATAAATGAGATAGTTACATTTTAAAGGCTATTTTTATGTTTTTGAAATGTTGGTCTGTTGGTCTGTTGGTCTTGTTTTTTGCAAAATTCTACGTGCAAAAATGCGTGTGTCTATGTTTTCTTTAAAATAAGGGGGTCCGGGGGATTTTTATTATAAAAGAATAGGGAATACGGTATTATTATTTTTTACCATATTCCCTATTGTATTAAGATAAATGATCTGCCGCATGTCTGAAGCCATGCGAATGCAATCAATGACCGGGTGCGGAACGGACTTTAAGCAGATCCAGCAAATGGCGGATATCTCGGAGAGTCTGCATCATGACCAGACGTTCACCATAGGAAGCGCCAGCTTCAGGATTGAGAACTATTTCCTCCACTTCATATATACCATTGAGAAGGCTTTCTATGTTGCTGTTCTCATCGTCCTGCAAATCATAGAGGAGATCCACCGCTTCATCGGTGAGTTTGACACCTTCGATGGTAAAGAAATTATCTTCAGGCATACCGGATGTTTCTTCAGCCAGTTTTAATATGTCAGTCTTCATCGCAGACCTCCTTTCCGGCATAAATACAACGAAGTGGCAAACCATGGAAGGCAGAGCAATGCAGGAACCACGGACACACATGAGGCACATATCAGCGCAGAAAATGAAAGACAGGCATGGCCCATCAATAACATCTGAAGATTGTTTATGGAAGATTCCATGACCATTGAGAACAGTGCGTTCTCAGAATTCAGCCATAGAGTAAAGGCTGAATGTTCCGCAGACTTAGCGGATAGTACAAGTTCGTTTCTCATACGATGATGTTTATTTGGCATTTAAGGCAGAAAAAAGAACGGCTGCCATTTCCCGTGTCGCCAAACAAACATCATCGTAAACTCCGAAGAGCAAAGATTAATGTGGGAAAGACAGCCGTAGCTTTTGCAAACAAAAATTGCACTTCTACAATATCTTTACCATTTTCGTAAGTTTACGAAAATAGTTATATATAGGCATAAAAAAAGCCCACTAAATTGAGCTATATCCGTAACTCATCGGTATTGTTCACAATAATGTTTATTTGGCACTGCAAATCTAAATATTAAAATCAGTCTATGCAAGTGTTTTTGGGAAAATTTCAAATTATAGATTGTGAAATGCAATATCTATATTACTACTTATTTATAATAATCCAAATAACATTCATCAATCCAGCCCAAAGACTTAACACCATCCGTCACTTTGTATTCCCATTTTTCTACAGCTGATACTTTTGACTTATTCATCCGATTGTAATGAAACACATCAATGACAACTACTTTTTTACCAATTCTCGTTTCATTAGAATCCTCAACTATAACCAAAGAATCCCCGATTTTAAATTTTGCTTCCATACTTATTTCTTTTGATTATATAGCAAATGGAAGATTGAGTTGCCTGTTGTTTTCCCTCCAGTCTTCAATAGTATACTTCATCACTTGATTAAGTTCGGCTTTAGCCTTATTCATTAATTTTTGGGCATCTTTAAAACGACGCTGGCAATCCTGATATTCCATCACTTTCTTTTCTATGATCACTTGTTTCTGCTTTAGAAATGTTTTAGCATCACTAAAGTGTTCAAATAACACTTTATAACATTCCGTTTGATAAGCCATAAGATTTTGTCTCTTCTCTTCAACCACATTAGCGGGATTAATAGTTAATAGCCATCCGAAAATATATTCCATAGGCAAACAGAACATTTCTCGCTGTTTCCCATCAGCTCCAACCATTGTGCAGAGCACTGCGGTTGGAGCTAACAAATAATGATTTTTAATTTTTACTGTTTGTGAAGCAAAGTCTATTCCTAATGCTTCGCAAATAGGTCTAACAGGAACCAATTGTTCATCACGTGTAGACATAATATCCACGTTGTTCACTCTTGCAATAATACTTGTAGTCATAATTTTATTTTTTATTGGTTATTAAAATGGCAGGCGTTCCACTTCGGGATCCTGCATATTTTTTTCTCTTGGTGTTTCGTTGCGTTTCAAATCAAGACCATACATAGAAGCCAGTATGTCGTAATTCAATGCGATACAGCTTGTATTCTTATTCAGAGATTTGACACGGCGCACCATCATGGTATCGCTGCCTTGAGCTATATATTCTTCCGGAATATCCTTGCCTTCATTCTCCAGCTCTCCACGGGGTACTTCTTCCGTTTCCTTCCAATTGAAACGATGAGCTGCTACAGGACCTATATAACAGGCATTGGAACGAAGATTCTGCTCAATGGTAGACTGACTAGACTGTTCCCGATTAAAGGAACTGCGGTCATACTGGGCATAAATCACAGATAGCCGGATATACATGACACATGTTCCGTCAGGCACAGGATAAGAAACATATGATTTTCCCGGTCCGACCAGAGTAAGCTTCTGAGGATAATCGAAGTCAAAATCACGGCCCATAACTAATGCCTTGGTATCTATCATAACATCCATGGCCTTGAAGAATGTAGCCAGCTTATCTGTACGTGAAATCAGATCCACCTGGAACTGAATTTTGTCGCAAGCTATCTTGAAAAACTCCTTGTATGTAAATGGCAGTTTCAGATCCGTATATTCTTCCACCAAACGGCACATGGCAAGAAACAGAGAGGCTGTCTTCATCAGACGGTCTATCTCACCATGAGCCAGCATCTGCGATTTCAGCTCCTTGTAACATTCAGTTTTAAGCCTGCGGATATTGTCCATTACCAACGGACGAAGCTTCAGTATCTCCAGCAGCACATTGCACAAACCACGTTCCTCTATATCTTTCAATTCATTGAACAAGTTCACCTCTTCCTGAGTACGTTCCTTGGCAGGTTTTGGCACCTCGCACACAATGATACGGGACATCAACGAGTTATCATCCCGCTGCGGTGTTTCCTGGCCGCAAATAATAATGGGAGCATATATCTTCTCAACCTCTATTTCCTTTCCCGTAGTTCCTTTCCGCTTCTGTCTTCCATCACCGTCATATACGGCGGTTTTCAAAAACTGAAACACCTTATCCTCTATTTCCTTGTTGTTATACTCGTCTAAAACAACAGGAACATCACGAAACATGGCCAGCATGGAAGACAGACCTGCGTAAGTAGTAGAAGGAAGATTGGTCAATGGAACTTTCGGATTCATGAACAGTGACCGGATGCTGACTGCAATCTGTGTCTTTCCGGAAGACATAGGCCCCATGAAAAATGGAGCTGTAAACAAACGGTCTATGCAATGGATATTACTTCGGAACGGGCACATCAAAGCAAACATGATAGCCCATTTCCCATTATCATTAAGCTGATACACCCGGTTCATCAGATCCGCCCATCGTTGGAACGTGCACTGTTTCTCAACAGGTATATCCTTATAAAGCAGGTTACTGATTACTTCATATTTCTCTTTCATATCCGAATTCATATATAATTGGGAGAAAGCCGGCAGATACCAGTTTTCGTTGTTATGAGTTGCCACACCCAGTTCGTTGACAGGATCAAAACGATACTGTCCGTCCTGCTCATGGTATATACCATTGGCAAACGCAAAGAACATAGTGGACTGGTCCCGGCTGAATCCGTCGGGCTGCTGGTTCCCATAAGTACGGACTTCTTTACAGGACACAAAATTACGGGACATCCATTCGCGGATCTTTGTCCAATGCTTTTCTTCTCCATTACTGAAGTTGACAGCTTCCAGCATGATCAGTCTTTCCTCAATGGTTGATTTTTTAAGAAAGCATTTGGAAGGCGCTTCCAGATAAATAGGTTTTTTATAATATCGGCGATTGATACGCACTATACGTTTATTGTCCTCATCCTTGTCACTGACAATATGAATTAGCGGTTCCATAAAAAAATCTCCCACCAAAGTACCTCCCTGCTTATTATTCGTAAAGATATAAGCCACAGGTTCCCCGTTACGGTTCAGACGGGGATAGAACTGGTAATCATCCAGCATCTTTTGATATACGGGATTCGATTCGACATAATCAGGAATGATATCGGGATCATAGAACCCTTCTTCCTGATCATCACGCTGTGCGTTGATAGCAACCCTTGATTTTCGCTTTGCCAAGTACGGTTTCAGCAATGTATTTAAATCGGTCTTGGTTAACTCCATCCATGTTGTAAACTTACTGAAGTTGACAATACGAACGGATTCTTCAGTACAGGCTATCAGATCGGCACAACGCTGAAGGTAAGGTGTACGGTCTACCGGCTTATAGCGATTAAGGAACTGGTTATACTTAAAAACATAGGCATTGATGAATATCCATTCCTCATCCGGCTGTTCCTCCTCAATATAATCGTCTGACTGTTTTTTCTTGTTGATAGACGCGATATCGCTTCCCGGAACAAGTACGGAAATGTTGGTGACTCCGTTTCTGTAACAGTCGGCCAAAGCTGCCATAGTGGTACTCTCCTCCCCTGTAGCAGAAATTACAAGAGCATCAGCGGACACATCCAGCAACTGGCAATCACGGCGTACCTTCTGAATATCTTCCATAGACAGACTTTCATGAAAATATATCTGAGGCACCGTCTCATAATTTTCCAAGAATTCATCAAAAGATGCTGATACATGAATGCTGGTACGCTCCGTCACTAAAGCCGGGAGTACATCAAGACCATATACACCCGGTTTTAGTGTCTCAACTGTTGGAGCTTCCGGCATATTGGAACGCATCTGACGAATCTTACGGTCTACTACATCCGGTTCTTGTGAGAACCGACGTGCCAGGTTCCTGGTATAATCCATACGGAGAGTTTCTGATTCCACACATGCCACTAACCGACAGACAGATGCCAATCTTTCTTCTTTCTCTACCGGATCCTCTATTTTCTCCGGAAGAAATATGTTACAGAAATAAGTTACAAAACTGGCCGTATTATTATTCAGCCATGCCAAAGTCTGCTCTTTTTTCTCCCTGGCCAGATCATCCGGATCTTTACCCTGAGGAAGACGTACACAATTAATGTTAAGCCCTGCACGAAGCATTGTCTCACAATTTTTCATGGATGCCTTGATACCCGCTTCATCATCATCGTATACCAGTACGACTTTGTTGCTATAACGGGAAATCAATTTCACCTGATCCTCTGTCAGAGCCGTTCCCGAACCGGCAACAACGTTTTTCACACCTGCTGCGTACAGGCTCATGACATCGAACTGCCCTTCCACCAGATACACATAGCCCACCTGGCTAATGAAACGATAAGCCTGATACAGTCCGAAAAGGTGTTTTCCTTTATGAAATAGCGGTGTGTCAGTAGTATTGACATATTTCCCTACCTTCTTGTTGGGAGTTACTATGCGGCCACTATATGCCACCGGTCTACCCTGCATGTCTAGAAATGGAAAAACTATACGGTCACGGAATACATCGTAATAATCATAATCCCCTTTAGCCACTACATTAACCTCAACAAGATTTTGTGTCATATATCCGGATGAAGTGAGATGGGAATAAGCCTTGTTACCCTGTGGCGCGTATCCAATACGGAACGTTTTCAAAATTCCATTATCCAAAGAGTAGCCGCGCTCTTTCAAATAGGCTCCGGCCGAAGGAAGCTGAGACTGAAAAAAATTGGTGGCGGCATCCATAGTTATATATAATGTTTCACGATGTTTCCGTACTTCCAACTCCTCTTTGGTCACTTCGGTTTCTTCTACCTGTATACCCGCACGCCGGGCGCACCATAATACAGCTTCTGTGAATGACATGTTTTCATGTCTTATCAAGAAATCAAACACATCCCCTCCTGCTCCGCATACAAAACATTTGTATATCTGACGGGATGGAGTAATGCGCATGGACGGATGACGATCGTTATGAAACGGACATACTCCGACATACCCCGGTCCTTTTTTCTCCAGTCTGACAAATGAGGATATCACATCTACGATATCAACTGCTGCTTTGACTTTATCTATGCTATTCTGACTTATTTTGCTCATCTGTTATATCTCCTTCAAAGAGGTTTAATTGCCGCGCCTCGAATGCTTCCTGTAGGGTAATTTCTAGGTGCGTGGTTATTGCTACATATTCCGGCTCTGTAATTTGTACACGGCCATAATATAAATCCCAAAAGTGTATTTGCGACATACCTACCGCCTTATAAAAGGCACGGGTAGGCTTAAAGTACTCCGGGTGCACGAACTTGATTTTCAAAATTTCCTGTAAGATGTTCCGCTTAATCTGAGTTCCTACCGCTATCCGGTTTCTGATCAGAAACATTTTGACTGCGCTAGAAGTACGGCCTATACGACAGGCCATTTCCTCTACAGTCAGCTTTCCAGCGTTATCGCGGACAAATCTTTTTTCTGCGTTGGTCCAACTTCCCTGGTTCATATTTTTCCTGTTTATAAATTCGGGTATATGTATCATTAAAAACTACCTGCGGATGATCATGGATATACAAGCAACATATCCTGATGAATATTTCACGCATATCTTCCTGGACTAGGGTGACATCAAAGCATCTTCCTTCACGTAAACCGTCAAGTGCGGAAAACACCTTACCTTCGTATTCGGTATATTCTTTTAAACCCATGGCATGGATGGTATCAAGTATCCATTCTCCATAATTATCCGGCAGACGAAATGAAGAGAAGTCCACCCCTTGAGATTTATCGGATAAAATCATAATACTTTGATGATAAATTCATTTACTACTGTTTTTTTCAACAGGACGTGTTGTCTTGCCTGTATCATATTCCCGGCTGATTGCTGTTGCTATCCTACGAGATATCTCCTGACTATCAGCAGATATATCCTGTATCCGAGAATAACACACAATTGCCTCGCTGATAACGTACAATTCGTTAGGGGTAAGTTCCATTATGGAAAAAAGCCCTGAATGATCTACATCTACATACATAACTGACCTGATTTTATATCGTATCCTTTATTCTGAACAGCCTTGAGAGGCAGATCATACTGCGGAAGACGCTGGTTATCACTGGCACGAAAACAGATACCGGCAGCATCCCAACGCACACGGATCTGACGTTTGACACGCTTGACCTTACCATCAATCACACGTTTGCTACGGATGCGAATAAATCCTTCAGCCTTACGTATATAACGCGCACGGTCTGTGTAAAAAAGGCGATAAAGGTGATAGCCACATATAATCATTGCAGCTTCAAAAGTATTTGAATAATACATAATTGTTATTTTAAATTATTGTTAATCCAGAATAGTATCATCTCTGTAATGGAATGAAGATCAAGCTTAGATTGTATATCAGAACGGTGACGGTCAATCGTATTAGTCGAAAGAGAAAGTTTTTTGGCAATCTGTTCGGTATTAAGTCCATCCGCATACATACGGAAGATATTAATCTGCTGTTTTGTCAAAGGCAAAGTATACTGAGGATGACAGACAACATTTTCCAATTGACAATCACCAGCGCCACGTAATGGACAATGAACCTGCTCAAAATGGAACGTGTGTTTACTTATATCAACCACATTGGTTTCGTATTCTCCAAAATTACATCGGGCAAAACGGCTTACAATCCGATAACGATAGTAAGAAGGATTCTGAGCACTCCCTTTATATAGGGAAGATAATGCCAGATAGGCTCCATGATAGTTTTGCATAATATAATCATGCAAAATGGATATCAAGTCATAGTGGGTAGGCAATAAAATAAAAGCCTCCTGCCCTTCAACAGATACCATAACACCTCCAGAAGGAGTGTTATAAAATTCTATGTCATTTAGTTTCAGCATATTAATGTTTTGTTCCTATTTGGTTTTGAGGGTTATTTTATCACATCTGTTAATCGGTGTTTTTACTTCTTTCCCATACCACGAACACCAATAATATGGCTGAAATAAATTGGGTGAATGCGTGCAATATTTACATCTTTCACACAGGTGGATTCCATTCATTTTTAAATTTTTTGAGTATTAATTTTTTTCAATGAAAGTATTGGTTGTATTCAACACTCCGGCTGAATCTTGACTTTTGCCATCTCTTATGAAGATTCCTTCTTCTTTCAGCCTTTCATAATCGATTTTATTCATAAGAATAACACTCGCATTGCCATCTATATACAGTTTGCATTGCATGAATTGAGTTCCTTTTACTTCCTCAATTACGTCTATTTGCATTGTTCTTTTTTTACTCATATCTGTTCCGGATTTACACTAATTCAATTATAGCCTTCTTTAAATTAACAAATAAAGGTATTGCTGACATGCCCCCATTGTAATCCAACTGTCTTAAAGATGGGACAACCTCTCCGTTATCATCAATTTCATAATCTGCGATATAGGCTAACTTCTTTGCTTCGGGAACCAATATCCTTTCATTGTTCCTTTCATGAGCCATGACCGTTATACAGACCTTGCTTCCAACAGGAAATCCTTGGTTGGATTCAATGTATTCCTTTTCCAACTGAATTTTCTGATTCTTCAATTCCCTTATTTTTGAATCAATATCATTTTTCTTTGTCTGAAATTCTTCTTTGTTCATTTTTAATTAAATATGAATATAGTAAATTTCTACTAATGCCAAGTTGTTTTGCAATGTCTGTTTTGCACATACCTTCTTTTAGCATGTTATTGATTATTGATTCTTTTCCGCTAAGTTTATATTTTTTATTTTTGCTTCCTTTTGGACGACCAAGAACAACACCCTCCATTCTCTTTCTGGCTAATGCTTCTTTAGTCCGCTGGCTAATCATGTCACGTTCTATTTCAGCAGCAATTCCGAAAGCAAAAGCAAGAACCTTACTCTGTATGTTGTCTCCAAGTTCGTATCCATCTTTTACCGTATAGACCTTAACCTCATGAAGCATACAGAACTCCAATATTCGCATAATCATGAATAATTTTCTACCAAGACGGGAAAGCTCGGATGTGATTATAACATCACCCTTTTGCAATTTCTTCATAAGCTTGCCCAATAACCGTTTTTCAGGCTCCTTCGTCCCAGATATGCCATCATCAATAATCCAATCATCAACCGATAATCCCAAGGATTCCGCTTTTTTACAGACTCCTAACTTCTGATTAGCAGAGTCCTGATCATCTGTACTAACTCTTAAATATCCGTATATCATAATACTGATTCTATTAATTGCATGGCTTTCAAACCATAATGTTTAATAATTATTTCCTTCATAGACATGAACTCCCATTCTTCAGGATACATATTCCGCAATCTTTTGTCTAGCGCAATTATATCAATAACCAATCTATTCTCAATAGCTGATAACAGTGCATCATGTAAGTCAATTATCGGGACATTAGGTAATAGCCGTTGAAATTCGTTACGGAATTTTGCCCACTCGCCTATTTTAAAATGACTTATATTTTTCATGATTAATTAAATTACACCAAGTATTATCATTCTCCCAAAACCATTGATATCCACCGGCATGTTTACGCTTACCGGAACAACAACTAATTATATTTCGTCCGCATATTCCTGCTTTTCTGCCAGCCTCGCTTGCAGAAGGATAAATACCAACGAGTTCATCATCTTTTATTGCAACAACAGACTTTGCATTCCATCCGGATATTCGATAGTTTCGCACAAGATTTTTCACTCCTATTCGTTTTATCCTTTTAGCTTTACGCATATCCATGTAATCAGCCCACTTTTTCCCTTTGTTATGAGGAGTGTGGCCCTTCAAGAACCTGCCGTTTACCAAATTTCTCTCTGGGCGCTCAGGCGGTATATATAATTCACTCATTTCTATATCAGTTTTGAGCTTTTCAGACTACATCATTAATACTAATTTCTCCTTTCAATACTCGTTCTACCTGTCTGTCGATTATCTCTTGAAACTCTATCTGGCAGATAAGCGAGCAATCCGGTATAATCTCTTCTACTGGGTCGCCCCGCCACGTTGGTAGTTCATCCAAGAAGATGCGCCCGTCTTTATCTTTCAAGCAGGTAGCTCCAACATCACGCTCAATCTGCGCCATTTGAGCAAATACTTCCGGGAAGTCCTTCCGTATCTTGTTCCAGTATCCCATTCCCCCTTTCACGCAACCGATGCAGTTGTTGTTATTGTAGCCCATCTTGTACATGGCCGGAATTTCAATACCAGCTTTCCAAAGCATTCCCATCGCATCCGGCTTCGTAATCTGTTTTTCAATTAGCGGAAACAGTGGCTTTGTGTTTGGGTACTGCTGTTTTAATCGGATGGCTCGGTTTATCTCTTTAGGGTCGTAATCAAAGCCCCAAACTTGACCGTCCCAAGAACCAAGTTCCTTCTCTAGCTTGTAACGGACTTGTTTCTTTAGTTCTAATGTGCAAGTTGCACCAGTAGGACCATTGATGTACCGTTTTTTAATCAGTACATCTTTTACGTTGAAAAACTTATCGCTGCGAATGGTATGAATTGGCTGCCCGTACCATCTCTCGCAATCTGAGATAAATCGGACATTATCTGGATGCCCGGAACCTGTTTCGATGTAGTAAATTTGCACATCATCATACAGACTTAGTGCTATCTTACAAGCTACTGCGGATGTTACACCGCAACTAAACCAAGCTATTATCATTTTATTCCTTTCTATATCAGTTATTAGTTATTCTTTGAAATCCAGTTATCAGTATCACAGTGAAAGCAATATCCACTTTTAGGATGTTCCGCACCGTCTTTAGCTCCACAAGTTCCACAATAATACTCCTTATCATATTCCGGGGAAAGACCTTTATTCCGTTCTTTGACGACTACTTTTCTTTCTTCAAGCATCATCATTTTATCGGGATTACGGCTCAAATAAAATTTTCTGACTTTATGTATTTGCTTTTCAAATAGTTCGTCAGATTCAGCTATTTGCCTTGCTGTATATTTGCTCATATCTATATCGATTTTGAATTATTTTTTTATAACTACCGCCATTGTACTAATAGAAGTGCCACTCTCTTTAAACTCGCCTGCGCTGATTTCAAACACTTCTCCATGTACTTCTTTCAGCCAGTTGCGGAAATCAATACATCTCTTTTCCGAAGCGAATTTCCAGTGTTGGCTGGTTATTGCTGCAAGTGTGCCGCCTTCTTCCAATCGATCATACATAAGCCTGACATGCTCTATATCCTGAT